TATCTCAGTATATAAATCTGCGATGACCTCTGAACCCAGCAAGGCTAGATTCTTGTCTGGATCACCTGCATCAAACTTTATCTCTTTGCCCTTCTCATCCAGATATTTAGACCAGCCCATCAAGCAAGTTTTAACTGTGAATACGAAACCTTTATTAGTTGCATTCTCCATCCCATAAAGATAATTCTGCCGTTCTAAGTCTTCAATGCCATTTAACGGGCGAAGATTAAAAACGGTATCGTCTTTTGGGAAGTGAAACGTATAAGGGGCAAGGCTGATGGCTTTCATGTATTCTCCGAATATACTAGGTTAATCAATGGTTTATGTAAATACAATACTGCATTCGTCATCACCAGATGACTCGGCCATACCAAATGGCAGTTCTATGGTTCTAATTCCGTCTCGATCACCAAGACTCATTTCACGGTAGTACACGGCAGGCATATCAATGTCTACAATGTTTCCTGCGACAGCGCCGATTGAACCGATTGAAATTGCCATTGAGGTTCCAGCGCGATACTCAGCTTCAAAATCATGGGTTGCAACTAAGACTTCTTCTGGGTCAATCGTGCCGGAAGGGTCACGACCTGTGATGCGAATATCAGCAAAGCCGTCTACCGCATTAATATCTGGTGGCATTGCGACCGTATTACCCATATCAAAAGCAAAGGCGCTGATGATCCCAGCATAACTATTAACAGCGAAGGAGCCGGAAACAATGGCTTGAGGGACAGTCGATTGATAAGTAACAGCGCCTGCTGTTACGTCTGTAGGTTTGACACTATGGCCTGTCATAGTAAATGACATTTTAATGATATTGCCTGCTTCCAGGGAGAAAGATACGTTTCCACGACAACCCGTTAGCTTGTAAAGCTTAACGCCGTCTTGAAAATAATAGATTGTGCAACTTTCTAGGCTGGTCGAAACTGGCGCATAGGTGTCTGATGTTGCTGGGACGTTGGTTATACCAAAACCGCATGACCTCAAAAGAGGGTCATATTCTGGCGGGGTTCCGGCTGTGCCAGACCCTTTCATTTCAACATCAAAGGAAAGCGTGTGCAGACCATCTCCAAAGACTGACTTTAGCTTACCCAGACTCGCCCTTGCAGCGGGGCGCTCGTTCATTCTTGCGCCTTCCCATGCGAGGGTCGGAGCCTCACAAAGTACGCCGTCAGTACCCACTAAAGGCGTAGGGTCAGTGTTGTAAGTGCTTTCTATCTTTGCCAGCACAATGTCAGTATTAGTTAGCATCTTTTTTTACCTCTTTCTTTGGTTCTGGTTTTTCTTTCTTTGGCTCAACCGTAACTGAACCGCCTTTTCTTACCTTGTAAGTAATACCGTCTTTCATAATGACTCCTATGCGTCTAGCGCGGTTCGTGACGTTCTGTATTTAATAATAAAATCCAGCCTTTGTGATGCTATTGGCTGTTGTCCTGCATCGGATGTTTGAGGCTCGTTTGCGCCTACTACCCATGTAGTAATAACGTAACCCAAACCCTGTTGGGGCGTTGCCATTAAAGCGAAATGAACTTCTTTCCTGATCGTGTTTAGCAGTTGGTCAATGTCATCATTTTCTTGAACGTGGGATTCTACTGCTAGATTTAATTCCCAGTTTAAAAGACCAGACTGTAGCTCCTCAGTCGGAACGTCCTGACCCATATAAACCGAGATAGCAGGAAGCTCTGATTCAGACCATGGGTAGATTCGAGAGCGTTTTATATTGCTTCCGGTAGTCGTTAAGTTCGTCAGGGTTGTGACAACGCCATCCATAATGGATTCTACTCTTGCATCTGCCATCTATGTCTTCTCTAAAATTAACAAAGTTAAGCCGGTTCCGTCCTGCTGAGGTTCCCTAGCTATCGTGTAGTCCGTACTGTTTACGGTTAGATTAAATCCTTTCTGTATATTGGCTACGTCCGCTGTTCTACATTGAAAAGTAGGCGTTAAACTATCTACACTTACTGCTTCGATAAACTCATTATCAAAGATGCCATTGGCCGTGGTTTCGTATATCGTACCCGCGCCAATAGTTGCTAAAGACCCAAACTCATCGACATCAAGAAACGAGGATCTATCTGCGGCGCTTTCTATTGACACTCTTTTTAATCTCTCTGTTTACGTTATTTTTAAGTTTCTTTTCTGGCACAAGTTCAGCAAATCCAGAGGTGACTAAAAACTCACGCAATAATGCTGTTGGGGAAATCACATCGCCCTTGCTGTACATCTGCCACGGGATAATGAATTTTATTTCAATCATTTCCACACATCCTCGGGTGATCCGTCAGAATAAAACTCTGATGGATGTTGATAGGTCGTTGAGAAGTCTTTTCCAGGCCAGCGAATCATAAGCTCGGCATGACCGACCACAACCCGATTAGCAAGAAAAAGTGTATTGCCTACTTTCTCCCACTCTCGCCAGAAGTAAATATCATCATCTGTGCGGCCATCACCCCAACCACCGTCTGAGGCTGGCTGGCTGTGGAACCAGGGCTTAATCATTTTCTTTAACGCACTGACCTTAATTAGAGTCAAGCCAAAATGAGCCGTATTAATCTTTGCTAAAGGCGGCTCAAATGTCGAATACGGTATCTCTGACAGGTTCTTGCCTTCGTCCCCTCTAATAGTCATTAAAGGCGTGGACTTGGTTCTGTGAGCCTGTACAGGGGCGATAGCGTCTGCGTCTGGGTTCTCTTGCGCGAGCCTTACCAATTCCTCAACATTTTGACGGGTAAAAATAGTGTCATAATCAATCGTTAAGACCCATTCTTTACCTTCTTTTATCCACTCTTCAAGACACCTTTCTAAGCATTGACCCCAAAAAGCGCCGGTATGCTTTCGCATGGGTATCTTTAACGGCAATAATGCCTCGAACGAACAAAAGAAATTGTCCATAAATCCTAAACGGGGAACGCTCATGGCTGCGCCTATCTTCAAGTCCTTAATATCATTCTCAGTTAATGGCGATACTTTATCTGCCATCAGGTTAAGAGATACGGGTAACGCGGCGCAATCTTGCACTTCTGATTTCCATGGCCGGACGTTTCTAAGTCCTGCATCAACCAAAGCGTTTGTTAATTCTTCTTGGTCGAATATTACCTTATGGTAGTCGTTATCGTCTGACTGACCGCCCATTGTGTAGCCTTGGACGTTAATCTCATTTCCAGCAAGATAATGTTGAGCAATCCATTCAAAATTAGGGACAGCTATCTTTAAAACGCCGCCAGGTTTTAACACCCGAACCCATTCTTTCAGGACTGCTGTTATTTCTGTATGACTAAAATGTTCTAGTACATGGCTGGCGCGTATCTCATCGGCAACCGCTACTGGATAATCCAGTGGATAAATCTCCTGACCTGTCTTTCTGTCAAGATTCTCATAATCTTTTAAAGGGTTTTCGCCCGGATTGCGGCAGGCCGGTCGGATACCAGCTTTTCGGTTATGAACCTAGCCGCAAAAGCGTTCTACCCTTCTACTAAAGCGTCAACATTAGCATTGGTCGCGCTGACTGGTGATTCTTCTGCTTTAGACAGATTAGCCATTGAGGTAATGACCTGAGTTGTCAATGGTGAAATAGACACTTTCAGATAGCGTTTGCGAGCAGCAAGATCAACATTAAATTTGATCTTATAAGGCTCGTTTGTGGCTGCTGTTTCAGCGTTAGGGATCGTAAATCCACCTGAGCCATCACCCACAAATGCAGTAATGTCAGCGAAGTTAGTCACCACCGTATCATCCGATTCAGACAGTTTAAGCACTGTAGGATTGTTTGTTACGGCGTTGCTGGTAGCCATTAACACATCAATACTGACAAAATCATATCCTTTGGTATCGACATTGCCTGATGCGGTGGCCGCGTTTGTGGTAGATGATTGATTAATTATCACCGTGTTTTTTGTTGCTGGTTTCATATTTATTTCTCCAAATTAAAAAGCCCCTTTCAGGGCTTCGTAATTAATTAGTTACCGTAAGCTGATGCGATTGGACCCTTAACAGAAGTACTGCCAAGATCGTGATTCACAATATCGAATCGTTCAGTACCAATAACACCTAACTGACCAAGTTCTGCATATCGTTCACGCAATACCTGAATGGTGATGCCTCGACGACTACCAAAGCTACTGGCAAGATCGAAACGACCAAACATGAACATCACATTACTTGAATAGTCAGTTGTAGCGCCTGCTGGCATAGCTTCGGAAGTCTCAACGTCATAGCCTAAGAACTTGCCACCAGTACCACCTGCTAAGTCCTCGATAGTGTTACCACCACCAGCGACTTTAAGGCGACCAATGATTAATTCCCTTGCAGTATTAGACATCAACCACTTAGAACCTAATGTGCCATAAGCAGCAACACCGGCCATTACTGATGCAATATCAGTTGCCGATACTTCTGCAAATGTGTCATTGCCTGATGTCAGAAGAATACGACTGGAATAAGCAGTTGCTTCATGCTTGGTTATTGGCCCGTCCATGCCGCCGTAGGTGCTTGTGCCGTCACCGTGGAGATAGCAACCGTCTTCTTTAACCGCAAAGGCGTAGGCCATTTCTTGCGCGAAGTCGTCAACTAAGTCAATGATTGCGTCATCAACCAAGTCATTGGAAACACGCGCCAGAGCGCCCAGCTTCTTGGTATTCAGACCAACTGTATCCCAGCTCTTGTCTGAGGCTGTAATTCCAGAACCATCAGTATCAGAGAAGAAATAAGAGGTTAGACCGCCTGTTCTGCGTGAAATTTCCAGCGAATCGGAACCCATTGGGCGCAATTTTGCCAAACGCCTAGCGACACCGTAAGTATCACGAAGATCAATAATGGACTGCTCAAGCTCAGTAGGCACAATCGCACCGCCACTGGTTAATGAGCTGCCTGACATTACGCGAGTATTAAGGCCGTGCTCATTACACCACTTTTGTGCTTTTTCATTCTTATGAATGACTGCTGCGTACCATTGACCAGCGCGATAAGCTGCTTCCTCTGCTTTAACAAGCTTGCCGTCTGGCATAGTGTAATCACGAGTAAACGCTTTTAGGGTTCCATAACGGAAACGCTGGCTTGATTGTGGAGCAAGCTTTTCTTCTGCTGGTTGGGCTGTCTTGAAAGGCTCTTGGCTGGCTTGCATTTTAACAAGCATCCGAGCGTTAAAAGTTTCGACTGTAGAATCAGCACTCTTGATTAGGTCGCGCGCTAATTCTGGCCCACCTTTGCCTGCAAACTCATCACCGGCTGCTAGAATGCCAGTAATACGCTGAGACTCTTTTTCAGAGGCGGCTCGCACTGCTTCGGAATGATCGACAGGCTTTGTCACTTCTTCCGTTTTTGTTTCTGTTTTTTCGTCTTTCATTATTTCACCTTTTGGTTGTTCGTGTGATCGTCCTACGCCTACTGTTGGATCGGCTGGAACGCTGAC